AAATACGTTCATCTGGGTGCACTGGCGAACATGGCACTTGGGTTGATAGTCGCCGTATATACGGCATCTGAACCAGGTATGGCGTTCACTGCGGGTATAACTGCAGTTTTCTTTGCGGAGAAATTGCTTGAGAGAACTCCCCCCCTCCCAATCCCACTCACAAAATGAGGTAAATATAAATGTCTGTCTCGGTTGCGGATATAAGAACAACTCTGCTGGATGCGGTATATTCCACATCTGATATAACTGATGCATCCATTACAGGATATCTCACACTTATCGGAGATGAAGTGGATGATGCAGCGAACAGACATTTGCTTATATCCGGTGCAGCGCTCAGTACCAAGGTCAAAGATACCGCCGTGAAACACGGAGTATGCGCCATGGTGTTGTCGCAGTTGAGAAATAAAGGCGCATCTCAGGGATTACAGGCACAGCGGATAATCGTTTCTTCTGATACGGTTCAGGCATTCTATATAAAGTATCATGACATGCTTAATAACATCAGAAAAGGAACAGTGTACGGAACAAATCTAACTTAATAAAATAAAATCAGACTAAATTAAATCAAGGTGACTGGAAATGGCAATCGGGAATCTCGGAACTGGAAAGAAAAGTGTAGTAAAGTTAATGGAAGAGTACAGTTATGCGACATTAGGAACATCTAATGCGGTCTGGCTCAGACGACTATCTCATAACTTTGACCGCAATCCTGTCTTTGTAGATACTGGTCATGCAGCATTGACAGAACTGGGATTAACAAAAGAAACCGTGCATGATGTGGGTGGCTCGCTTGACTGTGAACTTGATGCAGTCTCAATAGGCTGGATGCTCAAATGGATCATGAACGCCACGGTAACATCGGCGCAACAGGGAATCGGTACAAGTGAATACAAACATACTTTCCGGTTTGGCAATGCTCCCCGCACAGTTAAGGTTTTCGAGAATAAAGGCGGGCTTTCAACACCTTACTACGAGAACTATCTCGGTATGTTCTTGAGTTCATTATCTGTAAATATGGATATTGCCGGCACGCTCAGGGGCGGGCTTGATTTCATCGGGAAGACCAGCGAAGCGGGAAGCGATCCAGGTACTCCTTCTTTTGCTGCAGAAAATCTGACGTTTGCATTTGGGGACGTGTCATATCTTACCGGAACGGCAGGAGAAACGGTGATAGGAAATCTATCAGCATGGACGGATCCGTTTGATTTTGAACTCAACCTCCTCAGAATTGGCGCAGACAACAAGAACTATAACAGTGACGGCACAGGCGCACCCATCGGAATATACGAAGGTCAGCCAGGCGCAGCGCTCAGATTGGCAGCTGAACTCACCACAAACCATAAACTTGCCACCTTCAGGGCAGGAACAGAAATAGCATTCGGTATGAAATGGGATACCAAAGTAGCGATCCCCTCCGGGAACGGCAGCAATTATAAAGTTGAACTTGTGTTCCCAAGAGTAAGACTTGAAAGATACCAGGTAAGAGCGACAGGCCCGGGAAAGATAGTAGCGGTAATACCGATAAAGATCATGAAAGATCCTACTGCAGGGTATTCCACAGATATCAATCTGTACAATACCACCACATCATATCCTGATGCAACAGCATAAAAGGGGTATGAATGGCTGATGGAAACGATGCCAAACCAGGCAGAAAACCGTTAGACTACTCGGTTTACGATCCGGATATAATTCCTCCACCTGAACTTGTACCCAGGGCCACCGGTTTTAACTATACTCTTGAGCAGCGGATCCAGATGCATAAGTTGCAGGAAGAAATACAGGCGCGGGATTGGCAGATACAGCAAGCCGCTCTTCCTCCGGAAGAAAGGACTTTACCCCCTCCAGATTTCAACTGGTTATCTCTTGAGGCTCTCCTTGCAGGTCAATACTGGAGCGGTGCAAGGATGGCTGAAATACAGGAAGCCCTCAAGACCGGCCAGTATAAACCAATCTCAAAAGAGATTAAGGAAAGAATAAGTCCAGGGGATATACTCTTCCCTGAAATCCCGACAAAAACGGAATATCAGACCGAATGGGATAAACGTGTTGAACAAATGCAGAAAGAAGGGAAACTTCCGCAGATACCGGAACAAAAAGATTATACAGGTGTCTGGAGGTTTGCAGCAAATGTCATTTTCGATCCTGTAACATGGGTAACAGGAGGTGCAGGAAAAGCAGTATCTTTTGTTACTTCTACAGGCAAGAAGATCCATCTTACTGATGAAGGCGTAAAAGCGTTAGCTAAATCAGGATTCGTCTCGAAGGTGACTAATACCCTGGGCGAGACGAAATATTTCATCAATCCTGAATCGAAGCATACATTCTCTAAACTCCTGAGAGATCCTGCATTAGCGAAGAGATACGTTGCTCCCGAAGGTCTCAAATTTCTGGGAAAAGAGATCGTGCCGAAACAATATCTCCCGTGGACTTTTATTGTTCCAAAAGCTGCAGAGTCCATGAAAGGTATAAAACAGGGAATTGACCCGACAATATCTGCTATAAAACGAGTATTCCGCAATTCATTCAATAAACCTCCGCAGGTATATGCGCCTGAATATACTGCCTTAAAACTTGCTTATGAAGGCAATCTGGCAGTCGCTAAGAAGACGATCGAGAGGAACATAGACGAATTGATCGTGGATGCAGAAAAAACACTTAAAGGCTTTCCTAATGCGAGAAAGATACTTACGGAGTATATTGAGAACCCCGCCATAAGAGACCATTTCCCTCAACTCGAAGGTCTTGCCGTGAGATTCGAAGAACTGCACAAACAAAGGGCAGCACTCGAACAGGCTTATGGGATTCTCACGAGCACACGGGTAAACTATATCCGGCATTATCTGACCGTCCAGGCTAAATATATGCTGGGTAAACTCGGGAAGTATAAACCAACAACAATGCCGGCGCCGTTCTCGATGCAGAGGACCATCAAAGGCACTATCCACCAGATCAATAAAGAAGCAGCAGAGAAATACGGGGTTAAATTCTTCAATGATGATGCCTTTTTCCTTCTACAGAAACGGGTTTTTGAATCAGAAACAGCAATCCAGACAGCAGAATTCGTAGCGAAAATAAAACTGCAGTTCGGCAAATCCGCCAAGGATGCTGCCAGATTTCCTGGGTATGTGAAATCCACTATTCCACAACTTAAAGATGTTTACCTCCCGAAAGAAATAGAGTTGGCATTGAAAACAGACAAAGATGTACAGTTTCTCCTTAGATCCATGGGGAAACAGAGCACAAAAGAAATCGCATCAAAGGTTATACTTGCTCCTCTGAAATTTGGATACGATGCGAATAAAACCGTCACCGGTATTTTTCAAAGAATTGTTACACGGTATTTCCCCGCGTTCTATGCTCTGAACTATTACGGTGGGAAATTCATGGCTTATGTATTTGGTGAAGCCGGTGGGATAGAAGCAGAGAAAGCCACTATTAATATAATGCGCGGCAAAAAAGTAATTGTCACAAGCAAGACAGGATTAAAATATACTGCTGACGATATAAAGAAGATCGCACAGGATGGGGGGATATACAAACAGATCCCGCAAGGTGTGGAATCGGCGCAAATGGAAGAAAAACTTACCCAACTCGGCAGACTTGAAGAAGTAAACATTCGCATGTCTATGCTGATCAGTCGGTTAAAAGAAGGAGATATGCCCGCTGATGCTCTTAAATATGTGAACAAATACCAGTTCGATTACACCAAAGAGTTAGGGAATTTTGAACAGTTCATGGCGTCGGTAATTCCTTTCTGGAGATGGCAATCTAATATTATTCCATTAATGGCGCAGATGATGGTTGAGCAACCGGGAAAGATAGCTGCATGGACTAAACTAATGCAACTAACCTGGCAATCACCAGAGGCGCAGGTCGCCTTACCGTTTATGCCTGCATGGGCGTCTGCAAAGTACCTCTATTATATTGGAGGAAACCGGAGCGAAGTAATGAGTATTCAGACCCCTATCGAATCTGCAACCACTGCTTTAACGAGATTGAATAGTCCACTCAATATGACGCAGTTCCTTGCTCCACAGCTTCAGGCGCCAATAGAGTTGGCGCGAGGTCGGGAGACATGGAGCGGAAAGAATATTACAGATATCCCTTCTTATCTTGCCAATAGATTTTTTTCAAGACATATTCAATTCTGGCAGAAGGCCACAGATCCTAATATACCCTGGTGGGAGAAGACAGCAGAATTGGGATTGGGAGTGAACATTTATCAGGCAACGGATTGGATAGCATATTCCAATCTTCTTAAACAGAACTCAGAGAGGACAATCAATAATACAATACGAAGATTAGGAGGTACTTATCATGGCTGTGGATTTTGATTTAAAATGTTATTTTACCCCGAATTTCACCCCGGGATTTCCCAATCCCGTAGTTGCAGACTGGTACCGTCCCTGGCAACTTGCATATCTCAATATTGCGGGTGGGGGAGATACCACACCAGAGATATATCAATATATACCCGGACAGAGATTTGAGAATGGATTGCGGTTAGAAGTTGATACAATCGAACTGGTAAGGACACTTGACCAGGGTTCCTGGGCCCATATAGATTATACTACTGTTTCTGATCGAGATGTTTTTGAAGTAGTGGATAACGAAGGAAGTGGGCATATGCTCCCACGCATGAAGTTCCCGTATCGTGCATGGGAAATAAATCTAAAGGCTAAAGCGGATTCCAGTTTTCCGTCTCCTGCACTTTTTCGAGGTATGCTCACACAGGCAGCCATTCAGACAAAGAGCGATCTCAAAATAGCGGGGCAGCAGGATGGAGTATTCACTGTAAAACTTGATTTTGAATCATACGATTCTTTCAACCTGCGCAAAGATATCGGTGCTCCTTTATGGTATCATCGCGAAAACTCCACGACAGATGGATATCACTGGGGTTTATTCGCTTTCGATAGTATTAACATAGACACCATAATTACTAAAATAGTCTCATGGATGAACAAAGGAAGACCTACATCTGATTTTCCACAGACGTTCAGTTATACCCCGAAAGGGGTCTCGCCGTATACTCTGAATATTTTCGATCCTGTCCCAAAATCTATGACGGGGACTGCTACGTTCACGAACGGAAGTTCAGCAGTAACAGGAACGGGTACTTTATTCACTGCGGAACTTGCACCAGGGCAATTGATAGCCCCCGATGCAAATATTACTGGAGCGGATAGACTTATTTATGCTAACTGGGGTAAAATATCCTCTATAACTGATGATACCCACCTCACTCTTACAGCCAATTACCAGGGTACTACAGGAACCAATACCGCCAGTTCTGGAAATGTAAATACTGCTGCTATTTCTGAGTGTAAAGATAAAGGAACCTGGGAGATCCTGAGAGACGTTCTCAATTATATGGGCGCGCTGGAAGGTCTCGGCAAAAAGTACATACCGTCATGCGATATTTCAGGTGTTCTTGACGTAACTCATGGAGGATATGATAAGACCGCTTCTCCATATACTGATTTCAGAACTTCTCAGGTGATGGAAAAAAATACCAGTACCGATATGACCTCAAGATTCAACCTCGTCCAGGTCACTTTTACGGGAACGAACGATGCCGAATACTGGATCAAGTTCACATTATATCGGAAGAACGGGGCGGAATGGGATACGGTTCTGAACGTCCCTGCGAATGGATATGAATATGTCCCTTACGATGAATATAATACACATGGTCAGAAATTCTATTCATTCGTTACCCAGGAAATTATTCCGGAGGATACTTATAAATGGGATGCCGATCTTGTTACCGCAGGAGGTTTTCGCATCGCTGCAACAGGCAGTCTTGCTTTTTCTCCAGCATCTTACAATTTCCTTAATTCCCCGACAAAAATAAGATATGATAGGCTCAGGACGTTCATCATGACGCAGGGAAAATGTTCGCAGCTCGGGATATACCACAGTTCTACAAATGCAATAGGCTGCGTGGATGGAGGGACGGTAGCAGGCGGAGGTAACAACAAATGTCCGGATCAACATGGATGTTACCCTGATTATTTGGCTTCGCCCTCCGAACCTGTGAACGCTAAATACGGTATCATGGGACTGGCTGCCTCCTTCTCTAATAAGAGCAACCAGAATAATTGGAATACTCTATGCCGGCTGAATAGCAAACGGATTTATGAATGTTCGCTAAATACTGATTCAAGCATACGAGAACCTTTCGAGGTCGAAATAGAATTTAAAGACGGATATACCGGTGAACTTGTAGGACGATATCTTGACATATACAGTCCAGAACTTGACGATGTGATTATGGTGCGGTGTACTGAACAGTCGCATTTTCTCCAGGGCAAAAGACTGAAGACAACTATAAAGGGGTTCAGGGTATGAGTTTTGAAGACGATCTATCAAGGCTTGTAAAGGCTGCAGTCAAGTCTGAAGTTGAGAATACGATGAGAACACGGTCAAGTGAATTTATCGGCAGGGGAGGGGATGTAACAATAGGGGGAATGGGCAATATCTTTCTTACCCCAGGTTTGGATAAAAAAGCATTCTACAAAGGAAACGAGATAATCACCGGTGCGGGGGCCAGTGGCACAGGGATCACAGGATCAGGAACGGCGAATTATCTACCCCGATTTTCCAGTGCATACGTTATTGGGAACTCACATCTGACCGATGATGGAATCAGCATCAGTTCTTCTATAGATTTAGAACTGGATGCATGCGCTTTGATATGCAATTCCGATATTAAAACTGCTGAATTGGAATCGAAAAAATATACTTATGAAACGGTTGATTATTACGGAATTCAAATGACTCCTTATGGATATCACGGCAGTAATCCAGGTAATCTTTATATTGGTGATTATTTCGCCGCTCCCGCCGGGGATGGAATAAAGATAACAGATGATGGGATCTATCTTTATCCTTCAGGATCACATGATGTAAAGATCAATAACTCTATTGCATTCCAGGGAACGGAAGGTGGATATCTTGGGAGGGCGAAAATAGAGAATCTGGCAGTTCCTCCATCGATAGGGAAAGGAGGAATATATTACGATACTGATGTTGATAAAGTATATGTGAATAAGGGGACTTATGCATCCCCCAGCTGGCAGGAAATCGGGGGAAGTGCTGTCTGGGGTAGTATCACAGGCACTTTGTCGAATCAGACAGATTTACAGAACGCTCTGAATGCCAAACTCAGCCTTACAGGCGGGACAATGGCTGGCGCCATTGCAATGGGGTCAAATAAGGTAACTGGATTAGCTGCTGCCACAGCAAACGGTGATGCTCTAAGATATGAACATATTGCTGCTGACGACCACACTCAGTACTATAATTCTACCAGACATACAAAAGCCGTTCATGATGCGCTGGATATCGATGCAGATACACTTGATGGGTATAACTCGTCAGATTTTGTTCGCCCTTCCCAGAGTTATTACTGGACAGCATATCAGATTTATTCTAACGCTCATCTGTATATTCGCAATGCTGGAGGAACGCCATCAGCATATCCTTCATTGTTTATGAAGAATAGTACATATGGAACTAATGAGTATCCTGCTGTTTCTGTTGATGATTCGGGATATGTGTGTCTGGGTTCTGACGGGTTCCCAAACGGAACGAAGTTATATTATCCTGTTAGCGTTGGAAATTTAAGACCGTCGGCAACAACAACTTATACTCTGGGGGCATCGTCTTACTATTGGAATTATGCATATCTTCAGAATATCTATATGAATGGCGGGGTACTTGACTTCAGAACAGATAGTGTTCATAAAATATATTATGGTGGCGCAACTCCAAATGATTTAGTATATTCCACATATCAAAAGCATAGATTCTATACAACAGTAGATACCACAACAGATTTTGAGATTGGTTATGATGGTATAAGATGCTATGATAATTTCTATTTGAGACAGGGATTTGCAAATGATACATGTTATATCAAGAACGACGCCAGCGGAACGATGGAATTGCACGTACCCAGCGGGCAGAAAGTGAAAGTGGTGGTGGGATAGATGGCAACTTTCGGTAACAGTTGTACGGAAAGACTTCCGGGTATTTGGACAGAAGATGTTACAGTAATGGATATTTACAATCCCGCTTCAAGTGTGGGAACTTTAACACAAGCATGTGTTCATTTGAAATATGCGGCGGGAACAGGTAAAATCAAGGTTTTCAGAATAAATGGCTCTAATTATGACCTCATTGGATCAAGCAGTGCACAATCATTAGTGGTTGGAGAAAATACATTTACTGGTTTAAGTATACCTATCAATCCGGGCGACTTTATAGGATTTTATGGCAGTACATATGGAATTGCTCTTAGTTCCAGTGATTCATATCCAAATCATTATCTGAAATCTCATTCTGGTGAGGTTATTGGTAGCACTGCCATCTCATCATGGTTTGAGGAATTTAATTTAGGTAGTATCTTAGCAACATATACAATCATCGAATATTCAGATACTTATGTTAATTCTTCCACAGGCAATGACGCTAATGCTGGTGATTCTTGTGTTTCTGGGCATCCAGTTAAAACATTCCAGAAGGCATATGATTTGTTGGCGTCCAATGGAACAATCCACGTCTGTAACTCTGGTGCGGATTTTTCAGGTGAAACAGTGACATTCACAAAAGGTTTTTCGATTACGGTGGATGGTGATGGAAATTGTTTTCTTCCAAAACTGAGTTGATAATATTAGACCTGATACTTGCGGTGGGGCTGGCATCTTTGTCAATAACATTCCTGATAATATTTTTTAAGGCACTGATTATAAATAAAAATGGAATTGTTTTTCTGGATGTTAATAATTTTAATGAAGGATGGATTGAGGTTTTAGTACTCATTGGATTATTGACCGGTGCTACCTATAAATTTAAATTGATTCACGATCAATTAAATGAAAAAAAGGTGAAATAAAATGAACACACAAATACAGGACGAGATCGTAAGACTGAAAGCCAGGCTGTTCGAACTGTCTGAGCTTGAGAAAGAGCGGGATGCTGTGCGCAGCAGGCTTATTCAACTGCTGGGCAAAGCAGAAGCCTACGCTGAGATGGACAGGAAAGAAACTATAAAAGTGCCAGTTTAAGATTCGATTATTTCCCGGAAAATAATTTTAATCCTTTTTGGTATAGTTCTATCCATGCTTCCCTAATAGCCTGTCTTCTTTCAATCACTACGCCGTATTCTCCCAGGATAGGGGCCACCATATTGAGACCGGACAGATGATTATATACACGAGGCATATCACTTCGGTCATGCGCTCGCTTCTGCGTACCCATTGACATAATCGCCTATTTGACCATTGATTTTAGATAACACGCTGGCTATTTTATAGTATGGATTATTTTCACCAACTCGCCATAAAGATGTTGAAATTGGTTTTAAACACACCGATTTAGGAACCCACGGAGCAATAAATATTATCTTGCCTTTTGGTCTGCAGATTCTAACCAACTCATCAATTAATACAGGATTGGTAAAATCGTATTTATACGGAGGGTCACATAGAACTGTTCCAGCGATTCCATCTTTAAAAGGCAGATTGTGAAAATCTCCCATAATATTACACGGTGATCTATTTCCACCACCACATTTTTTAATATCTATGCTATTAATATAACTTCTATCAAGTCACTCTCCAATCGAAGATACTCCGCTGCAGATGTGTACCAATGGTTTTTCAGTGCCTTCTATTAGCTTCAACACATCTTTGACATTTTGAACAGTCCAGAACCAGCGTGGATTAAAGTTACAAGCCATTATAACCTCTAAATGCTAATATGTGCGCCCACCTTATCAGGTTAACCCATGCCCCGCTTTTCAAAGCGGGGACGATGACTTCCCTGACGCCAGCCGGCATATTCGCAATGCTGAGCATAGCTCAGGACTTCACACACTTCTGTATTTCTGCCGTGCCTGAAACTATATGTACTAACTATAATGCCGACAACTATATATATGATTACATCTATAGTACAAATTATGGGTGAAACAACTTTATTACGAAAATTCGGGAATTCGCTGGGTGTATGGTTCGATAAGGGTGTCCTTGAGAAAGTGTATGGTCTCAAGGAAGGGGATGAAATCCGGATAGAATATAATATCAATCGAATAATTCTTATACCAAAGGCGGAGGCGCAGGTATGAGAGTACGCCGCAATTTTGGCACTATGCACCACAACTGGCACCAGGGCGGGATGATCACGCTTCCGCTTGAAACGATAAGGGAACATGGTGGAATCCAGAAGGCAAGAGCAATATGAGTCTGGCGTACCATTTCAGTACGGATTACGGTGTTTTGCATGTTGTCTGGGAACATGCAAATATTCCTCCGGAAGCCGTTTTTGCAATTGCTATTTTTGTGACGATTATAATTGGCTGGGCGATCTGGACTAAGGCGGAGTTCCAAACATGAGTTCCGGGAGATGTCCGCGCCGTGACGGTAAGTCGCAGTGGGAAGCGTATGAAAGGCAGCTGAACAAAGACAGGACATCGTGTGCGGTGATGCGCGACGGTTCGGTCGTTCAGATCGAGAGCCTGGCACAACAAGTCGATCTCGCACAGAGCGGGAACGTGGTGCGGTTTGCCTGGATGGATAACGAAGAGAAGAGATTCGACGAAGAAATGGATGATGGAGAGGGAGGATTTTAATGGCAATCATCCAAATATTGAACTCAGCAGTCAGTTCAGGGTTTGCTATAGTGTTTGCCATTACTATGTTATTCTATGGAGGACGGGCAAATATCAATTATTATAATGAAGGGTGGATTGAATGTGTTTTTTTATTTATTATTGGAATTTTGGGATTTTATAATGTTTGGAGAAATAGATGGCCGGTTAATGTGGAAAGACAGAGCCAGGGGAGGAAGTGATGAATGTTAATGTCGAACTTAAACCAGATGGGTCGAAATGCGATGTCTGTAATGATTGTGTTTTCCTACACTGCATGGCATTCATGCGCTGGGGACGCAACCAGATAATACCGATCGTGGGGTTGAATTGATGTCACGGCTTCATGATATTCTTTCGGGCAGGAAAAAGAAGCATTCTATCACAGGCGATCCCAAGACGCACAAACAAAAATTCGGCAGGAATCAACCGCATCGGAGGGTATGGTAATATGGCATGTGAATCCTGCCCCGCCACATTCTCGCGGAAGAAATGCCTGCATCAGAATTATCCTTCACATCAGGCAGAACTTGCGGCATTCCGGAGGGAAATAGATAATCATATTCAAGCGATGGCAGCAGAAGTGTGGCATTCAAAGACAAAAGTACCTGAGTATTCAAAAGTCCCTGCGGGAGCGATTCCACAGGTTTATGCTTATCAAAAAGTGTCCATAGGTCAATTGGTAGACCACCAGCATTGCAAGCAGGAAGTTGAGGGTTTGAGTCCCTCTGGATACATTCCGGCAGAACCACATCTGCCGGGCAATGGTGCAGGAAGAAATCCGTTTTTTCATTGCCCCTTCAATCCCGTTTCCTGCACCGATTATAATTACTTTGTTGCACAGGCATTTTCCCACCTCCTGGGGTTTCCACCTGTGCTATTTTTTGATGATATGTTTTACGGTCAAATTGTAAAGAATTCCAGTCATGACTCGAAAGGGTTTGACACGAGATTCTTGGATGATGACGACTGTCGTCTTACAAACATCCAGGATCGGACTCTCGTTGAAAGTCCGAATATAAACGAGATGAGTAAAGATGAGAAAACAAGTATATGAACTGAGACAAAATCGCAGGGTGCAGGCAATTGGAAAGAGCGCCGCACCCGATGAAGTATCGTCATTGCAAGAAAATATATCTTTCGAACATGGAAAAAACTGCCCTGAATGCAGATATTGTGGGGCAATGCTACCGAGAGATGTGAAGTTTCAGGAGATGCATATGCTGCAGAACCATGGGCTGGTGGTGTAATATGGGCGAAGAAGAAAAAACCGGCTCTGAAATAATATACACGCCCAGACAGGTTCAGCAGCTGCTCCGGGAAGCATTCGATGAGGGCAAAGCGGAGGCATGTAATGATATTCGAGATCAACTTCTTGGATTGCCGGAATCTATCAAATCGCAGTCGCTGTATCTCAACGAGCAGACCATTCTCATTGAAACGTTGCGACGGAGTATTGAGAACAGCAAGAACCAGGCGCTTGAACTGGTCCTGAACGCAACCGAAGAAGGAAGATCAAAATACACTAACGACAAGGCACGCAACATTGCTGTTCAGCAAATATTGCGGGATGATAAGAAGTACCTTGAGAACCTCGATGAACTCGGCAGGAAAGAGGTACAGTTGAGGAGGGATCAAATACAGTATGAGTATCTTCAAAATATGTTCTACGCATACCGGGCTATTGCTGGCATGCAGGGGGTGAGATAATGAACACCTGTTCATTTTGCGGCACGAAAATTACGCCGAAGCAAGAAGAAACAACTATAGCCCTGTTTGGTAAGTCTGTTTGCTCGAAGAACGAATGCGAGAAAAAAGCGCAGGCTGAAGCTAACAAGGAGACCGATGCGCTTATGACTGCTCGCAGTAAGGTTCTTGCATTACTCGCCCGGCGTGGGTTCGAGGAACAGAGTGTACCGGGATTTTATCTTCTCGATAACGGCTCGACAAAAATAGCCGTTGACCTGAATCATCAAATCGCTTTCCCAGGCATTCCTGTGATTGGAGTGCTGCAAGTCAATGGCGACATCCTGGAACAAGGGCACGGCATTAACAAGATCGATGATCTCAGGCGGGAAATTGAAGGTATTATGAAGAGCAGGGGTGCTGGCAATGGTAAAACATCATGCCCGCCATGTCCAACTGCAAATATTCCCGACCCACAAAAGAAGGAGACGCCCGCACCGGCTGAGGAAAAGCAAGAAGAAAAACATCAGGAAGCAGAAGCGGGAAGACCTGAAGTAATTGTCCCTGGAAATGTGCTTGCAATTCTGGAAAAGTATGGGTGGAAGATTGGTGGCAATACAGCCACAAAAACTATTGACACTCATGATATCCTGATTGACTTATCAAAACTCGACCAGCGCGGGAAAGCTGTAGAGGTTGCAGGATATTCATATGAGTTCGGGCAGAACAATGTCATCGATGCAGAACTCAAAAGCCTGTTCGGAGAGATTGCGAAACCGGCAACCACGGAACGCAAACCTGCTAAAAAACAAGAGGTCCCTGATGCGCATGAGACTGCACTTGCAAGGATCCGCAATGTCGAACTGACTCCGGAATCCATCATCAAATATCTCTGTCCGGATGCAACTTTCGAAGAGGCTGTACTATTCCTGCAGGTATGCAAGTACCGTAACCTGAATCCGTTCATCCCTGGAGAAGTGTTTCTGGTCAAATACGACAAGACACAACCTGCCGTTACTGTGGTCGGGAAATATGCGTTCACGAAAAAAGCGGACGCACATCCGGATTTCAGAGGCTATCAGGCAGGCATAATCGTGTTGAACACCGAAGGCAAGATCGAGGAGAGGGAGGGTACATTCTATTTGCCGAAGGGCAGGGACGCAAAGAAGGATGATGTTTTCGAGATGCTGCTCGGGGGCTGGGCACGGGTCAAGCGGCATGGCAGAGAGGATTTCATTGAGAAGGTGGCTTTGCAGGAATGTATTAGGTATAAGAAAGATGGACAACCTATGCGATCTTGGGCAGAGCAGCCGGCGGCAATGATCCGCAAAAACGCTTTGGTACGGGCGTTACGTGAGGCTTTTCCTGCTGAACTCGGGGGGTTGTATGACCAGAGTGAAATAGTGGAGGTGAATTCATGAAACTCACCCTTTCCGGTCGCCCCATCGGCATGAAGATCGATAAAGATGATAAGACGTTCGTCGCTCTTGAGATCCCGTGCGATAACATCAATCTGCAGGAGGTCCTGCCGTTCGTGAAATTAGAGTGTGCCCTGCATATACAGAGTTCTAAACGTGACCTGAACACAAAGGGATATATCGAGGAGCTGGCGCTAAAGACAAAGCTGAAACTCAAAATTCGCTGCACCGAAGATGTGGATCTGAATATCGTCAATCAACTCATCGCCGATCCCGAAGTGACGAGCATTGTTTTCAATGACGAGCAATCATCGCTGACCGATTTTGAGACTGCGGTAAAGGCCGAATACCACGGCAAGAATAAAGTCCTTAAAACCGCCGTCGCTATGATCAACGAGTTCGGACTGGAAGGCGCAAAGAATGTGTGTGAAGCCGCAGTCGAAGCGAAAACTACGAGGTGATTTTCATGGCTACCGAGATAGGAGTATTGCAAATCATCTTATCTGGCTGGAATCCGCGCAAATCGTTTGAACCTGAAGCGTTCGAGGAACTGAAGAAGAGCATCCAGGAATATGGAATCCTGGAGCCATTGATAGTCCGCCCTGTTCCTGAGGAGGGATATGAACTTGTTGCCGGTGAACGCAGGCTCAGGGCAGCCCAAGAACTCGGACTTGAACAGGTCCCTGTCGTGGTCAAGAATCTCTCTGACCGTGCGGTGCGCGAGATCATGCTGATCGAGAACTTGCAGAGGTCCCAGCTGGAACCACTTGAGGAAGCTGAAGCACTTCGGGTACTGCTGCAGGATGATGCCATTACCCAGGAGGCCCTCGGTAAAAAGCTCGGGAAGAGCCAGGCATGGATAGCCAACCGTCTCAGACTGCTCAAAGCGCCGGATGAACTAAAAGAGTTGATTATTTCCCGGCAAATAACGCCGAAGCATGCTGTTGCTCTGTTGCAATATACCGAATATCCTGTCTTCAAAGAAATTATCCTGCCTGATTTGAAAAGGGATTTGCAGAAAGGAGAACAGGTTTCTGTCAATCAACTTGAGAATGATATCAGGGTACATATACGATATCATGCCGATGAGCAGGTTCTACCGCTGCATGACTTCCCTTATGATGTCGATCAATACCGGGACTTTTTTGACTTCTCGAAGTGCGAAGGCTGCAAGGATATCTATGCACTTCCTGTAGAAGAGGAAGAGATTGAGAAAGACGATCCAGACTATGACCCGGCTGATAGGCAGGAACCTGAACGTTTCTGCCTGAACCGGCATTGTTGGTCCGACAAACTCGATGTTGCAAAACAAAAATATGAAAAGGCGCGCGCTGAGAGAGTCAAAACGATGGGTAGTGACGATACTGTCGATCTCGATACCCTGAAGTACAACGAGTATGAACGTATTGGGAAATGGAGCGCCTGGGACAAGACCGAATGTCAGACATGCAAGAGCAAAAAGACCCACCTGGAGTCGGAAACTTGCGAAGGGACTGCTTTCATCTGTCTTGACCCCGAATGCGCTAAACAGAAGGACGCCGCATATCAGAAAGAGAAAGCAAAGAAAGATAAGGAAAATGTACAGCAGGCATTCGAAACCCTGGATGCATACATTGATAAAATCCAGGTTCTCAATATTACCGAGACCAGAGGGGTTGCAAAAATTCTTGTGTATCATCTATGGGGTGGGTCAATCAAAACCGCGTTGAAACCCTGGATCAAGAACGCTCGTGGGGATTCCACTGAGATTGACAGGATCCCAGATGAAGATATTTTGAAGGCGCTTCTGAGGCTTGTATTCGTGCAGCATCTTACAGCGCATAATCAGGGTGTCGATGTAAAAACAGTTGAAAAAGCAATTGCTTTGTTCGAGGGCAAACCTGCGCCGAAGGAGGGATGATCTTGCCGCTCCGTATAACCATAGAACAACTGGATGAAGGGTATCTCCTTACACTAAGTGACGGAAAAAAAATAGCAGTTACCAATATCGACACTGCCATCATAAAAATAAAAGCTTTTTTCGGAAAGACAGATAAAAAGCAGACAGATAAAAAGCAGACAGATAAGATGGAGATGCAACCTACTGACATCATGATCGAACATCCCACTGTTGCGCCTGCGGTAGAGGGAAAGCAAGTTCTTCCTTCTATATCGGCGCATACTCAAATTATCTCTCCCTCCGATTTGAAATTGCCAAAATTTGAATGTGAATTTGCCATGATGAAACCATATAAAAATATATTTTTCCTCGAGATGCCGGATGGGAAAGTATGTCTGGAATATGCAGGTTCGCATTATTATACAACGAAAGACCTGGTCTTGAAAATTCCCTACCCATTCCCAAAGAAATATTTCAGAAATGAAAACGGATGGTCATCAACTGTTGAAGTTGCATTCAAGAAATATCGACAGTATCTGGCCGAACTGCCACAGCGACAGCAGGTCGAAAAAGAAAAACCTGCTCCTGAAAGTACTGACGATTGGAAATACAAATCATTTGGATTAAACAATACTCGTATAGAGCGAGAAAATTATACAAAAATTGAGGGAACGCTGGAGGCCTGAAATGAGATTTACTTCATATAGATATTGCTGTCCTGAATTAGGTATAATGTATCTCGATAGATGTATAATATTCGGATTGTGGCGTTATACCTGGGTGATCGCATGGTAGAGTTTTTTGTACGCGGGATTCCGCAGGCACAGGGCAGCACGAAAGCCTTCGTAATGAATGGAAAGCCTGTGATTACCAGCACAAACAAGAATCTCAAAGACTGGCGCACCGTGGCACTTGAAGCTCAGAATCATACGTCTGACCCTGTGTTCTCAAAAGCTGTAAATGTAAGTCTTACTTTCATCCTGCCCAGACCGAAACGTCTGCCGAAAAAATACTGGCGCCATGTCAAGCGCCCTGACCTAGATAAGCTCATTCGTGCTGTTTGTGATTCCCTGACTGGCATATTCTACAGGGATGATTCACAGATATTCAGTATACAGGCTGCGAAATTCTATGAGGATGCTAAGTATCCTGTTGGAGTGAAAATCGAAGTGTGTGGTGTTGGAGATGATTGAAATGGAAGATGAAGTTATAGGTGTAGAGTATAAAATGGGTGAGAAAAACTCGCAAAAAGAAACTATAATCCAACCTGCAAATTCCGGACTTCGTGATGCTTATTTCGCGATCCTGAAAGAGATGTATGCAGTACAGCAGGATAATTTCTGGATGCAGGATATTGTTGACATCATTTCCCTTGATTGTGGTATTTCTGTTGATACCGCAAAAGATAAGTTCAAACAGCTTGCCAGGTTCAAGCTTTTGAAATACATATATTCTTCATTATCAGGACACCGATACATAGTTCTTGTTTTTTCAAAGAACGATGAAAATGAAAATAAGGATGTGCCTGCTTACATTGATAGCTGGTTCAAATTCAACCGGCTTATCGAAAATCAGTTCCCTGCTCTGGTCGAAGACGATCTTGTCAGGGTCCGCAGGTCGATGAATACCCCGGGACAACACCAGACACCTGGGTTACGAGATCAAAAAATGGAGTTGGAACTGGAATCGGAATTAGAACAGTGGATAATTTTACCTGGTAAAGATATTTTGAAGAGCGAATTTAAAACGCTTGAAAAAATTTCAGAGCGAGATGTCGTCCAAGAATTTGAAGAAAATAGAAAAATTAAAATTCAAATTCAAAAGGAAAACGAAAGTGATTTTGATTCCAGTTCAACTATTAAAACTTTGAATTCGTCCGGTGGGTTAGAGTAGTTTTTTTTTGCGCTGTGCGCACGTGCGCATAGACGCGCATGAAAAAACCCCCTATAACCCCCACGCATAACGCATGCTGTGACGTAAAGCATGCACAAGAATAGTGTAACGTGTTTTGTGTAAACACGTTATGCGCACTGTATGCGCGCGCATGCTTTCCGAAAAAAAAACAGGTATATCCTGGTTGAAAAGGAGAAAAAATTAACGTGAAATCAAAAGAATCCTTGAATACAACGGTAGATAAAGAACTCAAACAATTGTTTGAACAAACAAAAACAATTCATAATATGAGTTTTGGGGATCTTCTTGAAAAAGCTATACGTGAACTTTTGATTAATCTCAACCAGGTAACTTTTATTGAGCAGGAAATATCACGGAAAAATATTGAAATTAATAAACTGGCGCAGGAACAAACTGAATTAACCGCACTAAAAGAGAAAATACAGAAATTAAGATTAACTCAACTTCAAACCGAAGAGGAAAATAACGACAGTTCACCGGAGGTCATAATTTTGAGAGAATCACTATTTGAAAAATCAAAAGATAGCATCGTAAAATTATGGAATCGTAATGATATAAACTGGGATTCTGTAGTTCCGAAATACAAATTCAAAGATAAAAGAGAAGCTCAGGAATGGTTCAGGCAGAAGATCGAAAATCGAGCAGGAGGATTAAAATAATGAATCAGGAAGATCTATTGAGATACATACAAGATAACCCTGGAATCACACAGGTAGAAATAAGAAAGCATTATAATCGGAGTGACGTCTCTGAAAAACTGGGAAAATTGCGTTTGAAAAAACAAATCACACGCGAATCGTATAAAGGGACGTGGAGATTGTATCCAGCATGAGCCAGGATCAATTGCTTGAGAAGATAAGGAACAACCCTGGTATAGAGCAGTGCCGGATAGTCAATCCGAAGACATCATGTAATTCTCGGCAATTGAAAACTTTGTTGAGAAAAGGATTAATAAGGCGCGAATATTTCAATAAGAGATATCATTTATATCTTATATAAAGACGTCAATAAAGACGTCAGGAACTGGCAGAAATATGGCTAAATTTGTCATGGATGAACTAAAATTGAAGTTGGCTGAAGCTGTTGCTAAAGGCGACCGCCCCTTGTCTGAGGTACTGACAAAACTTGACATAACGGAAAGAACTTTTTATCGCTGGAAATTGCATCCTGAATTTCAGCGCAAAATCGATGAAATCATTGCAGACATCGACATCGCCCAGAAATCCGAGCGCATCAAGATTGCAAAGAAGGAGATCAAGCGCATCCTGAAACGACTTGAATTGAATGAAGACAAACCAGGGAGCAGAGACCTGGTATCACTTCTAAAATACGTGGGTGAAGAAATAGGGGATTATACCGAAGCGGGAAAGACAATTAAAATAATCTGGGATGATCCGGAAAAGGAAGAACATAATGACTCAGGAACAAATTCTTAAAATCCCTTACGCGCCGCATAACGCCCAGAGAGAATTCCACAACTCTAAAGCCCGTTTCCGTATCCTTGCAGCTGGGCGCAGGTTCGGGAAGTCACAGGCTGCAGTTAATGAAGCGATTAAGTTCGCGCTCACTCACAACAAAAAAGTTGTATGGATAGTGGCACCTGTATACTCTCAAGCAATGATTGACTGGCGCATGTTCAAACATTTCCTCCCACGCGAAGTGGTCAAACAACTCTTTCTTACAGAAAAATACATGGAGCTCATAAACGGTTCAACTATCTGGATTAAGAGTGGTGATAATCCAGATACACTCCGAGGGGAAGGTATAGACTTCCTTGTAATCGATGAAGCCGCTATGATCAAACAAGAAGTCTGGGAAGAAGCACTGAGGCCTGCGCTCTCAGACAAACAGGGCAAAGCAGTCATGATCAGCAGTCCGAAAGGTCACAACTGGTTTTTCGAGTTATGGACGCGCGGGCAAGATCCACATTTCCAAGAATACCAAAGTTGGCGTTTTCCCACGCAACAGAACCCGTATATCCTGCAAGCTGAGATATCGGAAGCAAAGGAAACATTACCTGAGATGGTATTCAGGCAGGAATTCGGTGCTGAGTTCCTTGATGATATCGGCGCAGTATTCCGGGGTGTTGAGAGGTGCATAAAGGGCCCGTTCAGCGAGCCGAACCCGGGCGAGACGTATATCATGGGTGTAGACCTTGCCAAGTACACAGACTACACTGTATTGAGTATCCTGGATAGTCGCGGGCATCTTGTGGCTTTTGACAGATTCAACCAGATCGACTGGGCTTTCCAGAAGCAGCGCATAATTACATTAGCACAAAAATATAAATCAAAGATAATAATAGACAGCACAGGAGTAGGTGATCCGATCTTTGAGGATCTACAACGTGCCGGCTTGCAGATAGAAGGCTACAAATTCACAAACGAAAGCAAGAAGCAGCTTATAGAAGGGTTGAGCATTGCCATTGAGCAGCAGAAAATAATATATCCTGATATACCTGAATTGATCAACGAACTGAGGATATTCGGATACAAAATAGGCAAAACAGGCACAATAACTTACAACGCGCCGCAGGGATATCATGATGATTGTGTTATATCCATTGCTTTAGCAAATTATGGTGTACAAGAACGGAACGATCCGAACAGGTTCAGGACTGTAGCATCTGCGAAGGTGAGATTTTGACATTCATAGTGCGGGGAAAAACCAAAGACGAAGTAGTAAAAAAGCTTGATGAAGTTATGAACACACTTACATCTCATGGGAACTATGACGAACACCGTGCGATAATCCAGTCCGGAGACGATGAATGGAAAGGTATAGGTGTGCCTGTATTTCATAAGGATAAGTTAAACTGTAGACGGTGAACCAATTATTTTTATGATATCTTTATAAACTTCTGATATAATTTCTATAATATGTTCGAAACTATCAAACGATTCCTCCAGAAACAACCCAAAGAGCCAGCCCCGAGGACATGGATAAGTGCAGGCGGAAGTAAAAAAACGTTTTTTGAAACGAAAGGAAGAACGAAAGACCAGCTCACCAAATATCGCAATATATACGAACAGGGTGGGATATTCTCAGAGGCTATTGATACTTACGCGCTATTCACCTTCGCTAACGGCTGGAGGCTTGAATCGGAAAACAAGAACCTCGCCGATGATGTCTGGCAGTGGCTGGAACATTTCGATATAGATTATGTCATGGAACAGGGTCTTGTGGATGCGCTTGTTTATGGGGATGGATTCCAGGAGAATATTTTCAATCGAGGGAAAAAGATAGACCGGGTAGTAGCGAGAGAATCATGGAGTTTCGACATAAATCATGACGATCACGGTATAATCCAGGGATATATGCAAACCATAGGAGGACTGGGAAGCGAAAGAACTATCACGCTTGACCCGGCGCAGATAACCCACATCCAACTGAAAGCGCTGGGCGGCTCTGTCTATGGAGTTTCCCTTATTGGCAGGGCGATGGATGAGATAATGCGGGATACAAAGACGGCAGAATCAAGCGCCACAGCAATAGAAAGGCACGGATTCAAGAAATATCATATTCGTGTGGGGAGAGAGGGTGAAATTGTTCCGCAAGATGTAATCTACGATATTTCAAAATTATTCCAGACGCTTGAAACAAAGAATGAATTTACCACTGTCAAAGACGTGGAGATTAAAAACATAGACGAGGGCGGACTTGAGAAAATTGACACATATAATGATATAAGCATCATGCGCGCATGCGCCGCTCTGGGCGTACCTGAAGAACTTTTAGGGCTCAGGAGAGGGAGCACGGATGCAACTGCGCAGAAGAGAATAGAAGCGTTCTATAAGAAAATATCAAGGATACAGAAGCGACTTGAACGCGTTTATTCGCACAGCGTGATAGACCAGTACACCGGGCAACCAGGAGCAGTACGGCTGGTACTTAATGACGTCAGTCCGGACGATGAAGTGCAGACATCCAGGTTCATAAATAATATTGTAAGATGCACTCCTGCGGATCCATTCGCGATCCTGCCGAAACGGTATATCCTTGACAGGTTGAACATTGACGAAGGGTATCTGGAAGAACCTGCGCCGAAATAGAAAAAATATATAGTATATAATACTGTAACCATCTTAGCCTCATCTGGAAAGGTCTTTTTCATGCCTTCGAGATGGTGGTAAAAAGTCCACTCTGGAATTCCGTAAGGGATCCACTTGACAGGTAAACCAGTAGTAGTAAAAAGAGATAAATATATATCCTATAAACACGTAGTGGATATTATAAGGAAATGAGTATAACCTCTGCGATGTGGCAACATCCAGAGGCGCGGCTCATTCCTGGATAGGAGGAATAAGCAATATGGTAAACGATAGAAAGGTAAATAAATATATCGAAGTTGAGAGATTCCAGAGACTAAAGAGCGACCTCAATATCGCTGATGACCGTGCGAGGCATGATATCGCTGGCATTGTGCTGCAGAACACTGAGGAAATGGATATCGGGGTGTGACTATGTTTCAATGCAATGACTGCCTGGCTGCTTTCTGGACAGAAGAAGGAATCGGGGCACATCCTTGTGTATGCGCGGATTGCCCCGAAAGACAGACCGATGAATGGCGGAGGGAGCACCAATGAGACAACTTTCTTTTTCTCAGCGAATGCGCGCCGGCTGGAGCAAGGAACAGCTTATGAAATATTACGTGATCTCCGAACAGCAGTATGAGCGGGTGCAAGTATGTTTGAATAGACTCCAGGGTCGTGAGGCGAGAGGATTATGAAATCTAAGAAATTCACTCTTGAGGGATATGACTACAAAGAGAAAGTAGTTGCACCCTTTTCAGGCACTTCAGCGAAAGTTTACCTCCCTAAATCCTGGGAAGGCAAACGAATAGCCATAATTCTGTTAGAAGAATGACCTTCTTAGCGCGAAATAACAACTTTTTTTTTCTATTTTTTGATATCTTTATAAGTTTACACTAAAATATTAATATAGTGTATGCCGTTTGCAGGATTCGAGAATTTTAACGCATGTCTCACAGACGAAGATATGAAAAAGCGTTATCCGGACGAAGAGACACGCAAGAAAGTATGCGGTGCATTGCAGGCAAAAACTGAAAAAGAACATTCTGAAATTCTGCAAATGAGAGAACTCAGGGCAAAAATATTTTCCGGGAAATACTCAGAACTGGACGGCGGACTTCTTATCAAAGATGTTAAGTTGCTGGCGACCGGGACGTGGATAGATTCACATATCGGTACACCTCTTTTTTATCCTGAAAAAATCCTTGAAAAATATGCTGGTAACTGGATTGATAATTCGCTCTGGAGCAGGCATTCAGGAGGTATGCCTCGTAGTATCACGGATAAAATCGGAGAAATTCGCGATCCTCGATATAATGACCGCGCAGTAATCGGCGACCTCTGGCTGCACCAGAAAACGCAGACAAGCAGAGATACGGCAGAACTCATCAAAAGCGGTCTTGTTGATTATGTCAGTGTGGAGCACGGAGGTAAAGAGAGATGGAATGCGCAGGAAAAAAGGTATGATGCGGAGGAGATCGTATTCGGCGGTGTGGCTGTTGTGAACAGAGGGGCGTGCAAGGTTTGTACCATTCATAATGAAGAGAAGGAGATTGAGAATTTGAATGAACTGGAAGCGTTAGATATCGAGATGCGTGTACTTGCTGCCGGCTGCAGAGATCCAGACCTTCCGGCTTCAGCATATGCATGGGTCGAAGATCCTGAGAAAAAGACTACGTGGCATATGCCTTACAAAGGCATGGACGGACAGATAAAATGCCAATGTGTGAGAGCAGCGATAGCAGCGATCGGAGGGGCGAGGACAGGAGAACCCATGTCTGGAGTTCCTGATAGCGCAAAAGCGAAATTGCGAACTGCTGCAAAAAGCTGTGAGATAGAAACCGAATTTGAATCGGTATTACATTCATTGTTTTCGGAGGAAAACATGACATCGAAGGATACTGAAACTAAAGGCAAAGAACTTGAAAATGGTTCAGATATAACAGCTCTTGAAGTCCAGCTGAAAGAGGCAGAACTGGCGAAAGCCAAGAAGGCCCTCTCAGAACTTGAGATGGCAAGAGGAAAGATAACTGAACTGGAACAGATCATTAAGGAACAGGACAAGAAACTTGCATCGATTGAGCATGATACCAGGGTAAAAGAACTACAGGCAAAGATCGCAGAGCTCTCAAAAGAACCTGTATATCATACGAAGATGGCGGCAGGTTCAGACATAACTGTGAGAGAACTCGAACTTGACAACGAGGAATTCCCTGCATACACAGCCAGGGATTTTGGAGAGTGATAAAAGATGGCGGATATCGCAGCATTTCCTACTGTGAGAGAGGTTCTCATATCAGGGAATAATATCAATACCTATATCGCCGGCGCAGATATAAAAGCCGGTCAGGTAGTAGGATTTCACGGGACCGGTGTTTCCATGACCGTCCATCCTTTCGTTACAGGTACTCATGTCGCTGTTGTGGGCGTGGCATTGTATGGAGTATCAAGCGGCGGGATAGTAGCAGTTGCAGGACCTGGATGCATAGTGAATGTAGTAAACGGGATCCAGGCAACTGACATTGATGCCGGGCACTACGTTGAAGCATACGGCACAACTTCGCCAGGGACTGTGCAAGAACTGGTTGTGACTGGCGGCGTAGCGGTGAACAGTAAAGTTGTCGGATTGATGCTTGAAGATAATACAGCTACAGTAGCAGGTACATCTTCCAAATGTCTGATCACACTTGGAGTAGTAACACCAGGAGCCTAAACCATGTCAGAGAAAACAATTTTCATTGAACCGATGATGAATAGACCGATCGATGCTCGCAAAGACCAGCACGCAAGATTGCTTGCCAGTGTACTGGAAATTGCGCGGCTGGATAATATTGGGGACAGGATAGGAAACCAGCAGAGACGTAAACTCGTCATGGCACTCCCTCAGAAGATGGGCGCTTTTAAGATAGACGATTTCATGCAGGACGACCCGACAGCGAGGAGATACTCGGCAAGAGAACTGCTTCTCACTGAAGCAATCGAATCCACGAGTATCATCCAGGAGGAAGTATTGAGGACTGTCATTGCAGGCGCGGAGAAATTCAAAGTGATCCGTGATGCCGGCGTGGCATGGTACAATACGAAATCTAACGCTCTGCGTGTCCCTCTCGGTGAAGCGCAGCGCAATGCCGATGTGGTGGCAGAAGGTGCAGAGATAACGGACAGAACGCAGGATTACAGCAAACGGGATTTCACGATTGAGAAATACGGTGTCAAACCGCGCATCTCTTTCGAGATGATCGAGGATGGACTTGTCGATGTCGTGGCTGAAGAGGTTTTCTATGCCGGTGCAGCAGTCGAGAACAAACTCAACTACGATGCACTCACGGCACTTGCCACGAATGCAGGCAACACCACGAAAGCTGGACAGGTTGGTTCAGGCACGGCAGGAACGGGTTTATCCATTCTGAAATACGCTAAGAAGATGCTCAAACAGGATGGGTTCTTTGCAGATACCGTTATCATGAACTCTGATTTTGAAGCTGATCTGCTTGCGAACACTATCCTGAGCACTCCGTATTTCGCAGGCGGACCTGGAGCAGGATATGCCGTGCAGGGCGTCCTTCCGACACCACTTCTCGGCATGAAATGGTT